GTTATCACGAGTTTTGTAAGTGATCAAAAAGTCTGGCACATAGGTAGTCATTTTGCCAGTTAATGGGTGCAAGTAAGGTATGCGGATGCTTTCACTGGCCCATTGCATGATGTTGTCATTGGTGTCACAAAAACGCATGAACGAATGTTCCCACCCTGATCGATATCTGGGCATGCCTTGACCCACATATTTTTTAGGGTTGATAACTTGATAGACGCCTTGTGCCCACTTGCTCATTGTAGCACTGTTCTGGCAGCATAGTAGTTGGGTACCGGTTGTACATTTACACCCAGTAGTGTGGCTCTGCTACGAATGTTGTTCAGGTAGTAGGCCATATTGAGATTTATGGTCATTATATTGGTGCCCTGAAAACTATCCAGTAGTGTGAGTGCAGGAATACCTGTTTGTTCTGCCACTTGAAACAAACTCACTGTGAAGTTGCCTGCTACTCTAGCATCGCCCATTTGTTCTTTGAAAAAACTCAACACAATGTCATACTCGGCTGCAGGAACATTGGCTTCGTACTTGTAGAATCTGTCAAACACTCTTACAGTTTGATCAAGATTGGTATTGATATAATTTACTGAGCCTGTGGACATTATATAATTCCAGTGAGTGGCTGGCCAGAAGCGGCGGCTGCATTTATACCTTGAGTATATGCTCGTTGTGTTGATTGCACAGGAAACACCCACCCATCAGCTTTGTTAATTACTGATTTAACAGCATTGGCACCATTTTGACTGATCACTTGTTTGCCCAATGATATAGCTTCGCTTTCCACAATGGATTTTAAATTTTTGCCTTTGAATGTGTTGTATGCAGCGCCAGCTTTTTGTGCAGCGCCAATAAGTCCTGCTACTGATCCTTTTTCCAAGTCAGCCATAATGCCTTCGCCAGTACTCAACAGGCCGCCTTGACCAAATATACTGGCAGTAGAACCAGGACGAGCCAACGGACTTTTTTCCATATCATAGTGTGGTGCGTCCGGCCAAACAATGTTTGTATCTGGTTTACCAAGGCCACCATTGAGATATTTCACAGTTTCGTAGCGTATGGTCATGGTATGTTGCATGGTACCATTACCTTGTGAGTAGTCGTAAGTGTCGTGATTCCAGTTAGTAATCAGCGGATTGATCAAGATGTATCTAGCATACTTGTGTTGATCAAAACCAATAATTTGTATGTCTTTGAAGAATGGAGGTTTGCCACTGGCTGTTTGTGTGCCATCCATGAAGTTTTCGCCAATGTATCCCCAATCACTAACACTGCCCACACGGTCTTGTGAATAAATGTCTCGATTGTTGTAACTGAATCCATTGTCTTTGGTTTGTACCTTATTAAATGCTCCGTTGGTCACTGGTGCATTGCTAACGTATTGTTGTGCCGGATCTTTGTAGTAGTATGAATAGTACTGATACCACATTTCACGAATGTTATCGCCGCCATCATCATGAAATGTGATGTTTACTGGATCATAATTAATTTTGGTTTGTACAATACGTTTGCGATTGTATTGATTCAATGTGGCAACGTCAATGGTATATTTGGGTAAATCAACAGTTTTTACTGCCAAGCTCATTGTTGAAATTTGCGTTGGTCCAAATATTTCAGAATTTTTTAGTGCTTGTATTTCTTCCACATTCAATGTAAACTGAACTGTGAATAGAAATTTAAATCTGGGTTTTAATTCGTAGGCATTGGTGCGAAAAGTTTTGCTTGCGTGAGTGTAATCACGCAAGCTATTTGTCGCAGTAAAACCTTGAAGAAAGTCCTGGCCGAAGCTAGACATTGTTTAGACCTTAGGGTCCTGTGCCGATACCTGTTACAACATCGTTCACAGTACGGCCGATAACAGCACCAATACCGCCACCGCCTTGATTGCCTTGGTTGGCGTTATCGTAAGAAATGTTCATGGTGATTGCTACAGCTTCGTTGGTGCCATAGTTCATTGGACCATAGTCGGCGCTCACAATATAGCAACCATACAGTTCCCATGACTCAAGTACCACTGGTTCGTTAGCACCGTTGCCACCGTCTAGGATTTCCAACTTGGTCAAGAACTTGTAGTCAATACCTGATGCAGCTGAACTCATCTCCAAGAAGTCCATTTGCTTCTGGATCTGCTCGCCGATCAACTTACTCACGTTACCTGATGCATCATCTCGAATTTCAACAGCAACATCTGCCCAGCTATGACGACCAGCCAACTTTAATGTTGAGTTATAAATTGGTAATGTAATTGCTTCAAAAGTCAAGTTAGGACGAGCAAAGCTCACTACCTGCTTGGTTAACTCTGTGGTTGGGGTCGAAACTCCCAAATTCTCAAACATCACTCTAAAGCGATATCTAAGTTTTGGCATTAACAGACCTTGGGTGCTTGCTGATTGATCGCTTGCAAGCGGTACTGTCATTTTGTTTAATGATGAACTTGGCATTGTATATATCTCCTAGTTTTATTTATCTTAGACTTGAGGTCAAAAAATAGGGTCCTTGGACCCTATTTTTACAGGCCTGCTGCTATGTCTCCAGTGTTCTTGATACGCAGAGGAATGTAGATAAAACTCACAGCCTTAACTGGTTCAATAGCAATATCAACCCACAATTCATTGCGGTCGATACGAGCTGGTGTGTTATTGCTCAAGTCGCAAACAACCAAGTAGTCATAGATAGCACGTTTGGCAATCAAATCAACCATCAAGCTGTTGCAGGTGTTGGTGATTTCATTACGTGTGATCTGATCGTTAGGTTCAAACAAGTACAACTTACCAATTTCTTCTAGTCGTCCACGCAGGAATGCAACCAGTCGTGCAACGTTGATACGATCTAACGCTGTGGTAGTTGTGGTTGATGTTTTGTTACCAAAGTTAGTAATACCTACACCTGGAATGAATGTAATTGGGTTGACATTCAAACTATACAGTACATCGCGCAAACCTTGATTTACACCAATTGGTTGAAATTCACCTGTAGCACCGTCAATATAACCAATTTGTGTAGCATTGTCTACCACACCACGTCGTGTACCAGCTGGTGCTAACCATGGATAGCTCACTTCGTCACTGCGGATGATTGTTCTAACCATCATGTGACTTGGTGCTGTTACCACAGTGTTACCACTCAAGTCTGTAGTTGTGCAGCTTGGATAGAATGTAGCAGCATAGTTGCTGGTGCTTGACTGACCGTCGCCAGCCACAGTACCAAGGCCATTGTTGTTGGTGGCCCAGGTTGTAATGTCAGCACCTGTAGCTGGCAATCGCATTGGAGTGTCGCCAACCACAAACAATGTGTTGTTGCGCTCATTGCTAAGTGCAATCATGTTAGGAATCAACTCTGGGTAAGCAGGTGTTGCAATCAATGTGTACAGTGCAGTATCTTCTCTAGCGCCTTGGCTAGTATCAATTCCTGACTTCATTGCCTCTACAATCAATTGACGTTGTGCTAGTCGACCTGCATACATGCTGCCGTCTTGCTTGTTACCACTTACTGTTAACCAAGTATTGGTCACAGCTGGCAATGTGTCATCAGGGAATGTTGCAGCATTGAAGTAATTGCTTTGATAACTCTTGACATTATAACCCGAACGGCGTGTGTTGAACAACAGCATGCCTTGTGGATACAACAATGGATCTGGTGCATCCAAATCCAAATAGTTGCTAGTCAACAAACTCACAATAGTTGGAATTGGATCAGACACAGGATCTGTTGTGCCATCTGGTGCCCAACGAGCATCAGCAAACAACACGCCATTCTGTGTGACTTGGTCTGTGGTATTAACCGACACCCATTGATTTACTCCACTTACAGATTCCCAACGATACAACAAAGGATAATTTTCCAGGTCGCTGGTGTCAATCCACAAATCACCATACACTAGAGGACTTGCTGCTGCATTATTTTGTGTGGTTGGTGCAGTAGCAGCGCAAATTGGACCGCTATCATTGGTCAGTGTAAGGTCGTATCCACGAACATCGTTGCTGACAGTTTGATAACCTTTCCAGCTGCCAGAGTTCTGAATCATGATGTCAACTTGAGTAGCAGTTGAATAATACCACAGTCTGCCGTCAGTTGGATCTTGAAATGGTGCAGTGCTACTAGACGCATACTCCCACTCAGGTATTGAGCAGAAATTAGACAATATTAATGTTGTGTAATTTGAAAGTGCTAGTCTACAAAAAGGAGTAGCATTTGTAAAACCAGCAGTTGTAAGAGGTGTACCAAATCCGGAAACAGCAGCCAAACTCATGACGCCGCCTTGACTGTGAGTGAACACAATATTTCCCGAACTGTTGACACTAGCCGACACATAAGGAATATTGGCAGCACTAACGTTACTAATAAAACTAGCAACGCTTGTTCCACTCAATGTAATAGTAGCAGTGTTTGTAACAGTACTTCCTGCTTCTGATGCGCCTAGTACAAATTTGTTTCCTGCAATAAACAATATATCGCCGTTAGAGCCAGGAGTTGTGGTACCTGTAACTATGGTTTGCCCAAATGCACATTGTCGATAAAATTCAAATCCACATGAATTTACCGGTGTAGTTTCTGCCAAATTAGCGTTAGGTTGTACAAATAATGTTCCAACTGGAATATTTCTTCCACCACCAGATGGATCATATGCATTAATTGCAGCAGTTGAGCTGAAATACACAGGACAACTTTGTAACACAAATTCTCCTAGTGTGGTGCTATACTGTTTTACGCTTACTGCTACACCGTTATTTGCTGGACTACAATTGTTCCACATGGATCCAGTAGGTCTTGGTGTTGTATCTGAAGTTCTCCAACGTGGAGCATTATAACTATACGACGCAAAATAAATTGGAGTCAAGTATTCAATTGATGAAATGCCGAGAGCAGTACACAATGCAGTTCCGCTGGCATTAGGCTGAATGCTAACAATACCACCACTGGCAGTACTTCCGTCGTTGGTTGCAGTGTCATCAGCGTAAATGGTAAATTTGCTGCTGACAGCTTCTGCGGTTACACCTGTAATGGCTGCTGAGTTAACAGCAGCTACAAATCCAGCTAAATTGTTGTTAGGACTAACAGGAACAGCAACTGAAGTTCCATTAATAAAAATACTTTGACCAGCTGTGAGTGTAGGATTGGTAACAGAGCCTTGAATTGTAGGCCATGATGCTTGCCATTCGGCGCTACCAATCGTAACCCAAACGTTATCAGAATTCTTATACCAGCCCACGTTCCAAATAGCTTCGGTACCACCAAGTGATACAATAGCGTAATCACCAATGCTACCTACTGTATTAAGAGGAGTATAAACTGTTTGACCAGTTACACCGCTAGTGCTTTCTACAACATCTGCACTGTCTGTAATTAGTGTTGGTGTTACTACAGTAAATGTGGCAGTACTTTGATTCCATACTTGGAATCCCCAAACAGATGTTGAAGTATCTAACCAATATGCGCCATCAGTTGGTGATCCAGTTGGACGTGTTAGGCTAGCTGTGAGTTCAGTTAAATCCACATCCACACGTTGAATATAAGCACGATTAGAAATGCCCAGTGAGCTGTAAGCAGCCAACAAGCCGTATTCGTTAAGTTCGTAACCATTGATCGGGGTACCAGTTGTGGTATTGTAAAAGAATGGTACACCAAATGTGGCTGTTAAATCACGCTGACTGGTGATTAAATATGTTTTGTTAGCGTTAGCCGCTGTTGTACCAGCTGCTACTCCAACACCAGTGCCAGAAACTTTGTTCTGCGCTGTGGCAATCAAGAAGTATGGTACTGTGTTGACTGCTGATGGAATATATTGACTTTCGTCAATTACTGTTACTTGTACGCCGGGTGATATGAGAGCCATGGTTGAATCCTTTTCAAGTTCTAATATTTATAGAGACCTTG